CTACTGCCTTGCCCCTTGCAGTCTCTGGAACGGGCAGCATTAGGATGACAAGCGCATCAACTAAAACCTTTTCTGGTGGAGGTATTCAAACCTTCCCCACAATTACCCAAGGCGGCAGCGGATCATTAACAATAAGCGGATCAAACAAGTTCGCCAACATTACAAATACGGCAATTGGCACAGTTTTATTTACTGGCGGCACGACCAATGAATTTACAGCGTTTAACTTAAACGGAACAAGTACCGCTATTCGGCTGACGCTTGGCAGCAGTAACACTACGCAAGCAATTTTAAGAAAGTCAACTGCGTGGCTGATGGGCGCTGGCTCTTTAGACGGGGGCAACAACACGGGCCTAAGTTTTACTGCTGGCGGCGGCATTGATTTTCTGTCGGTCAGCTATATCAACGGCACTTTGGTAGGGCCACCTTCCTCAACTCAAGGCAATTTCTTTGCTTTCTTTTAATTAGCACAAGCCATGACCACAATTGACGCAACAGAAGCACGACTATCAACACATGAAGAAGTCTGCGCCATTCGCTATGAGCAAATCAACGCACGGTTAAAGCGCATTGAAGCTATCTTGATGAAGACAGCCGGGATAATGATCTTGTCAATGGCTGGAACAATCTTCTCTGCTGTCTGGATACTCAAGTGAAAGATTGGGCCGTTAGCTTTATTGCAGCGGCCTGTCTTGTTGGCATGGTAATCTGGTGCGTCAAAGTGTTTATTGAGGTACTGATGTAATGGAACCGATCACGTTAGCACTGGCTGGCATGGCTGCTATTCAAAAGACCGTTGCCATGATTAAGGAAGTCTCTGGAACAGTGGATGATGTTCGGAGCCTTGGCCCATTGCTCGGCAAATACTTTGAGCAAAAGCATGAAGTCACCAAGGCGTTAGACCAAGCCAAAAGTAGTGGCGGCTCCAACATGGGTAAAGCCGTTCAAATTGAACTTGACCTGAAGGCACAGAAGGACTTTGAGGAACAGGTTAAAGGGCTATTTTTCCCGAACAACATGGATGTGTGGAACAGCATCATGGTTCGTGTTGCGGAGATGAATAAGCAAGACAAGATTGACGCACAGCTTGCCCGTGACCGCGCATTGAGGGCAAAGCAAAATCGTGAAGAACTTGTTGAAATCATCATCGTGGTTTGCGGCTTAATACTAATTTTTCTTTTGGTAGGCTTTGGAGTCTATCTTCTCATGGACGCAAGGAGCGCATAAATGTTATCTCTCATTTCTACCCTTGGTGGATTGCTAATCTCCGGCTTGCCCAAGCTGTTGGAATACTTCCAGAACAAGGCTGACCAAAAGCATGAACTGGCTTTAGCTGCTGTGCAAACAGAACGTGAACTGGCTCTGGCGGCTGCTGGCTTTGCAGCCCAAGCACGGGTAGAAGAAATCCGCACAGAGCAAGTTGCCATGCAGACTGACGCTCAGATGACTGAGGCGGCTCTCAAGCATGACGAAAAGGTGCTGGAGAAGGCATCTACATGGGTAGCTAACTATGTGGGTACTGTGCGCCCAACAGTCACATATATTTTTGTCATTGAGTTGGTTTTGGTCAATGCGTTTATGTGCTGGTATATGTACAACCATCCGCATTTGATCCAAGGCATTGACGATGTAATTCGTTACTCTGAACTGGTGTTTTCCAGCGATGAGATGGCAATGCTTGGCGGCATCATTGGGTTCTGGTTTGGTAGCCGCAATTGGGGTAAGAAGTGAAACTGAGCAAGGCGGGTGAAGACCTGATGCACAGGTATGAGGGGTTTAGGAATAAGCCCTACCTATGCCCTGCTCACATCTGGACGATTGGATACGGTCATGTGCTGTACCAAGAACAGATCAAATTGCCAATGGTGCGTGTGCCTGATAAGCACACACCAATGATTCGCAAAGAGTACCCACTAAGCCCGGAGGACAGCCGTGTCTGGTCTAAAGAAGAAATCAACGAATTATTCCGAAAAGATGTCGAGCATTTTGAACGTGGTGTTCTTCGACTTGTTCCCGGCGTTGTTAGCCGCCAAGGCAGCTTTGACGCTCTGGTCTCTATTTCCTATAACTTTGGGCTAGGCAACCTCCAACGCTCTACTATCCGTATGAGGGCTAATAGAGGCGATTGGGAGGGTGCTGCTGACGCTTTCCGAGTCTGGACTAAGGGTGGTGGCAAAGTGCTGCCGGGACTCGTTAAACGGCGTGAGGCTGAGATTGCCTTATTTCTCCAAGATTGACACTGGAATGTAGGCACAAGCCTTTGATGCGCTTGTCTCTACATTCACAACTGGAGTGCGTGGGCCAGTTACTTGTTCAGGGTGGTGAAGCCAACGCTTGCAATTGCGGCAGTAGTTGTCGGGGAACTCTGGTTCACACCGACAAACATCAAACATTAGATGGTGCATTGCCATATTCCAACTCAAGCAGCAACTCTAGGTAATGGATTGCTTTGCGAATGTCAGCAGCACCATTCTTTTCTTTATAGCGAGTCACATACTTCACAACATTGCCCTCACAAAAGCCAAGGTTGTTTGCGTGAATGTAAACAATCGGCTGGATGCCTTTGTCCTTGTAGTGATTGCCGGACTCTTGTTTATCAAGAGCAGAAGTAGTTAGGTCAAAAATCATTACGACTCCTTAACAAAAATGCCTTCTGGCGACAGATGACCCTTGCGGTCTTTAATCTGCTCGTAAGCGTGTTTAAAACAGGTCACAAGGTCAAGATCAGCCGTGGCGCAACCCATCACAAGGGTAACCAGAATATCGCCGTATGCGTCCTTCATGGCTTCTCTGTCTTTGTCTTGGATCGCTTGCATCAATTCGCCAACTTCTTCTAGCGTCTTGATAGCTTGCGCTTTTGGATTGCTGTTTTGTACGATTTGACGCTCCAAGCCCCAACGAATAACGTCCATCTCAATCATTGAATAGCTCATTGGTTCATCCCTCCGTCAGCCTTCCAAAAAACCCAAGAAAGTATTGCGCTTTTAATGATGGTTTGTTGTTGCTTGCTTTTGTAACTGCAAGCATCTGATTGCAAGAATGCTTCAATTTCGGGGATGATTTCTCTGCATTCCTCATGCACTCTGGCTTCAGTAAGTGATTTAAAAATGCGCCCATCATCTGTTTGATACGCTTCAATTGTTTTCATACTGTCCACTCTCTTTCATTACGACCTGAGTTTGATTTAACTGTGTTGCCTGTTAGCACGATAAGGCACATGACCTTTAATTCGTTTAAGCGCCTTGCAACTTGATTGCTTTCAAGGCCAGTTAGCCTTGCAATCCCATCCTTGCCAAGCGGCCCGTTCTTTTCTAAGCACTCAAGGATTATTTTGTGATGCTTGGCAGAGACTTCTTTAATGCTGTCTGCTGCCTCAAACGATGTGATGGGATCGTCTTTCCTAACCCTTGGAAAAAGGTCTAAAGGATGACCGCCAAAAAAGTCTTTTAGTTTCATGTCTTGTCCTTGTAAGGTGGGCCTACTCGCTACATTGCAATGCCGTTTGAAAGGTCAAACGCTTCGCCGCTATGCAAAATCCGCTTTCGGCCCGTTAATCATTTGATCGTCAAGCGATCCTTGCGAACAATGTAAGCACCAGCTACAGGCTCACCAGCAAGAATAGCAATCTTGATTTTGGTTTTGCTTGGCTCTGGTGGCTTGGGGTCAGCGCACAGTTCCACAGGAAACTTAGCGCCATCCTCAATCACAACAGATTCATCACGGTCAACATACAGCTTGACAATGAAAGACCCGTCAGCAGCCTTTATTTCGTGGATTCCAGCGGTTTTCATGTTCTCCGCAAGGTAATCCCTCAACTTCTCTGCTTTGCGCTCGTAGGCCGTTTGCAGGGATTTGATTCGCTTGATGGCGGCTTTTGCTTGTTCAGCATCTGACTCGCAATTCAAGACGTAGGCAGCGACAGCGTTTGCTTTGTTGCCGAGCATGACCCGGAACTCGTCAAACGCTGGCAAAGCCTCACCTGTTTCTGGATCAAACAGGTCATCAAGTTGTTCACGAAAATCGTGCGCTAATTGATAGAGGCTAGTCATGGTCAGAAATCAGGTTCGTCATTAC